CTCCTTATAACCGTAAAGAATATGTATCTAGTTTACCGAACTCAGCATCATTCAAAACAAGGTAAGGAACTTTTACACTATCAAACTGCAAAGTCATCATATGGCTACCAGCAGTTATCTCGTGAGAAATGTTGATAATCTGCACAGAACGCTCAATGCTATCCCCAATGCCATTTGGCTTAAATCTCACTTTAGCATAATCATTTAACTGCAACTTTGCTAAATCTTGTTGAGTAGAACCATCTAAAGCATAAACATTGACCCGAATAGAGTTAATACGATACTCAGGGTTAGAGTATTTACGAATAAGTAAGCTAGCCAAATTAGATAATCTACTTGTAGTTGAATAAAGAACGCCATCAACATTAAGTTGATTTACACTATACGCTTCTTGAGAACCAGGGTCAGAAGCAATAACATAATTTAACCCATCATAAGAGTTAACGACAATGTTGTTGTACATCAACTGGGCCGTGTAACTCACATCAATAAAATCGTAGTTAATGCTCGGCTTACCTGCCGTACCAAAAGAGTAATTTATTGTTCCATCATCAGCAAATAACTCGTAGCCAGTCGCAGAATTAATGCTGTTATTATTGTCAACAAACTTAATGCCATAAGTATTTGAATTAAAAAATAATGCACCTTGCTCCGAAGTTTCAATTTGACGTAAATAATCTAAAGCGTTTGTATTATTTGCAATAGTCTCGGCAGCTAAAAGTTGTGTGCCAGTACCAATTTCTCTATCGCCATAGCCAGTAGACCAAGAAACACCAGGGTCATCTAAAACACGGTTAATTCTAGCCCCAGATAACTCTGCTGGAAAAGATTGAGTAGCCATATACTGATTTGCTAAAATGCCTATGTTTTCTGTAGCAGAAAAACTAGCAAATGCTTCGCCATTCACATCATAAGTAAAAGACCAGTCATCAATAAGACCAGAAAAAATAGAAAAACCATTATGCACAATGTCAACTATTTTTTTTGGCGTAACCCATGGCTGATACACAGAAGAATCATTTGTAGGGTCAAATTCTCTAGCAAAGTTATTTAAAACAACTGTCACAGAACCAGGCTCATAGTAATCTAGCTGCCTAGACTTACCCCTGCTCAAATCTATAGACACAGTTTTAGAAGTAACTTCAATAGATTGATAAGCACCTAGGCTATCGTAGTAAGCAAGAGTGACCGTAGCATACAAAGCCATTAGTTACTGTCTCCAACCTTTACCTTTAGCACGTTCATACTCTTGAATAGCGTTTACAAGAGCCTGTCCTATCTGAGAACCACTAGCACCAGGAGCAACATTAATAGAAATGTTATAGGCATTAGCTTGTTGCCGATTTTTTTCAAAAAGTTGAAAACCTTTAGTGTTAGTAGCACTATCAAATGGATTCGCAATATTCTCAGATTCCATAAGTTTATACATACCTTCTAAACCAGCACCAGGAGTACCAGCATTGAATGAACTTACAAAAGAAGGCAAAGCATTAGCTATAGGCTTTTTAATGACCAAGGGACGAACATATTTCTCAGCTTTATAGTTAGGGTCAATAGCAAGTTTCTCTGCTTCAGTAAGCAAGAACCCTGCATCTCCAGCTTCAGCAATAACAGTCTTTAACTTAGCGGTAGCCGCAGCTGCTAAAGTCTCGCCAATAGTAGAACCTAAACTAGCGGCAGCCGCTTCCATCTTTGCCTGTTGAGCATACAACCCATCAATAAGCCCATTGCCTAATTTGCTTCCAGCATCTCGCATAGCAGTAGCACCGAGATAACCAATGTCACCAGCAACCTTTTTAATGTCTTTAGCAGTCTTATTTAAACCTTTAATACCTGTCTTGCCAGACTCTAAAATAGCTTCAGCAGTAGCATTACCAGCTTCAGGGCCAGCACTAACAATCTGCTCAACCAACATAGGGTCAAGACCAGCCTTAGTCAATGCACTCAGATTCTTATAGAAGTCTTTAATCTTGCCTAACTTATCCTTAAACGCACCAGCAATGTCACTAGCACCTTTAGCTGCACCAAAAGCAACAGTTTTAAATTTTCCATCCAAGTAAATGACACTTTTAACAATCTCATTAGAGTTATCTTTTAAAAGACCAGTAATATTTGCTGAATCAATAATAGATTTTTGAATTGCTAGTGCATCTTCAAGGAACTGATTTAATTTATCTAAAGCCTTATTAGTTGCATCACCTAACTCTTCAACGTTAGAAGTAACATTATCAATAGGGTTACCATCTATCTTTTTTGAGTACTTACCAATCATCTCATCATAGGCAACGCTAGTGCCACCCATCATTTCGTTTAGGTTTTTAAAATCACCAGTAAATGAATCTAAGTTTTTACCAGCATCTTTAAACAAACCGCCAAGACCAGGAATTAACCCAATAAGACGTACAAAAGTGTCTATTAACTGTCCAACAACCCAACCCATAAGTTTGAAAATAAAAGTAATAAAAGTAACTGCTGGCATTAAAATAGCCCCAATTATTTTAGCCAAGAAACTTATAAGTGGAATGAACGGCTGAATAACAGCAGTAATCATTTTAAACACTTCTCCCAATGGATGAAGTAGCGGACTAATTAAATCAGTCAATACAGTAATAAGTGGCATAATGGCATCTGCCATAACTAAAAAGTTTTCTGCCTTAGCTGCAAGAGCAGGGCCAAGGTCTTCAAGGATAGTACCCAAGTTCTCAAACAACGGAGTCAAAGTCACACCCAGTTTGTCAATCAACGGGATAAAGTTACTCAAGAAACTTGCTAAAGGCCCAGTCAAAGAAGCACCTAAAGAAGCCTTTAAGTTATCAAAAGCAGCTTTCAACTGTGTTTGAACAACAAACAAACTACCAGATTGTTCTGCGTAAGCACCTTGAGCATCCTGAGAACGTGCATACAAAATGTCCAGACGAGCCTGTGCTGTAGCCTGACGTAAAGTAGCACCAGTCAAATCTTTTTGTCCACGAGCTGCCAACAAAGCATTAACTTCGGACTGCTTCATAGCAACACCGAACTTTTCAATCGGGTCATACTCACCACGGAACAACGCTGTCATACCAGTCAACGCTTCAGACAAATCATAGCCATAAGTAGCAGACAAGTCAGCAGCCAAACCAACAAGATTCTCAGTCTCACCAGCCACAGTTTCCATCTCAAAACCAGACTGCTTCAACACAGAACCCAAGAAAGTAGAAGCCTTAGATGCTTCAACTTGGCTCAAACCGATAGCCTTAGCACCCTTGCCGTATCGTTCCATCCTTGGAGCTAAATCACCAAAAACGTTACCCAAACCAACCATGTTACGTTCAAGGTCACGAGCCGCTATAACGGACTCTTTAACAAATTTACTTACTCCAACAGTTCCCATAGCAATAGCCGCACCAGCAGCCGCACCCTTTAAATTCTTTACAGAAGCCGCAAGAGAAGCCATACCACTCTTAGCTTGGCTAATACCCTTAGCATCAAAAACCGAAACTAAAGGAATAAAAATAGACCCAGCCATTATGAAACCATCCTTCTATTAATGATGCTGTACGCTTTTTGCAACACAATCTTAGATTCGGCTTTAGCCTTTGGAAGAGCCTTTTCAGCAGATGGCCAAGCAAACCTAGAAGGCTTACCGCCCAAGGCTTTAATCATGCCCCTACCCTGATTATTTATTCTGTGAGTTCTCTTACCTGTGTTACTACGGCTATAGTTATACTCTCTAGTTCTAGGTCTTTTATTAATGTACTTGCCTGTCTTACCAGCCATGTCAGCCAAAACAACAGCAGCATTATCAACACTTAACCGAGCAATAGAAAAAGAAGTAGTTTTAAATTTAGTCATACCACGCTTGGCTTTAGCAGCAGAAGGAGTCTGAATCAAAACAGACTTAACAGCTTTGTTTTTATTTTGAAAGTTAGCACCCCAAGTAACACGCCCAGGTACAGCGACAGGATAAAAACCTGACCTAGTCGCTTGTGGCTTTTTTGTGTGAATACCGCTAGTAGGTGGAGTTGAAGGAATACCATTCTTGACAGCAAGTTGTACAGGTTTAGCAATTCTTTTATAATCTTTTTGCATTTGCTTTACAAGAGTAGGTTGGACACGATTTAATTCACGAATCAACTCATTGTAATCGGTGAGATACAGACCACTACGTTGACCTTTAGTTACATAGTTAACTTCTTGAGCCATAAAACACCACCAATCACATCTATTCTATCAACGAGATTGTTGCTGGCTACGCCAAACTAAATACCTACCTAAAGTCCACAACATGCGGTCATCACACTCTAATAAAGCAGCTGGACTAATACCAGTCTCAACTGCTAAAGAAGCGATATACCAATGGGCTGAACTATCGCCCAACCCAACTATTTTGGGTCGTTTTCACTAGCCTTAATAGAAGCCACATCATCAATCCACACATCAAATTCTTTTGCGGTGGCTTTTGTGCGGAACTCTGAAAGATAAGCAAGATAAAGTAGATGAGTTAACTTGACGTTAGATTCAAGCACAGCAACTGACAGGTCAAACTTAGACTCAAATTTAACCATGTCAGATGCTGAACAAGTAACTTCTTTTTCTTCGCCAGAAACAAATTCAATGCGTAGGTTGATTTTCATTTTTTCCTTAGTTTAGTTATGCGGTCGCACGGGTAACTGTACCCGAAGTCGGCCAGGTCACAGATAGCGTAGCGATATCGCCCACGCTCGCTGAGAATGGTTGATACTGTGAAACCAAGCATACAGCAGTCCACGCAGGATTGGTGGCTGAAGTTGCTGAACTAGTTGGGTTGATTACGACAGTAGCGTATGAACCTGCTGTAAATAGTGGTGCAAGAATGGCATCAACCGAAGCTGCACCGAAGTCTTGGAAGAAGTTTAGAGTCACAGACCCTGACTTCAGACCTGCGATACGGGTTCTAAATCCGCCACCAAAGGCTGTTGTTTCAATTTCATCTGCTGAAAGGTCAAGGCTTACACTCTGAAGAACATTTGAAAATGCTGTTCCGTTAACTGTAATCTTGTGGTCTGTTGCTACATAAACCGCCATTTAATGTTCTCCTAATTTGCTTGAACAGCACAGTCAAACTCTGCTGTTAAATATGTGTTTTCACCGATAATAACTGAGCCGTAGTTTCTCATATCAGATACTACCAAATCAAAACAACGACCTGATAGTGTCCTATCTGATTCTATCGCACTTTTTATACTAGATGCCCCTGTAGGCGCACAGAAAGCATCAAGGTTTTGTTGTGCAGAACGCTCAGAAACTCTACCTACAAAAACCGAAATAGTGAAGTTATAGGTATTAAAACCATTTCTAAATGCTTTATGGTATTCAATGCTTTGTGGGCTAATAATAGCCAAAGGCGGATTCGGGTTATCAGGTGTGTAAGCAGTCACTCTCAAACCAGTAATAGTTGAAAGATTTTCAACCAAACCATCACGAAGGTCGCTCAAACCAGCCATTAGACCAGCTGCCTTAGCTTACGGTAAGAGTTCAACAACATAGCAA